CCTGGATCACGTCAATCCCAGCGCTGATTACCACGGAGCCAACGATGATCTCGCCGTAGCAAATTGGCACCGGAGTTCCTTGCCTGCTGGTGTTTTGAATCGAGCTGAAGCTGTAGTTTTTACGTGGGTCACCGGCCGAGTCCTGGCCAGTTGGGTTCTGTGGCACAGGCGTGAGAAGTTGCGAGACACCACCCAGGACCAGGGACGATCCAACGCCAATGATGAGGCCATAGGCCGTTGGGCCAGCCCATGCCGCAAAGCCTGGGATGAAGCTGGCGGCAATCAAAGCCACGCCTGCGATGATCCGCCCAGCAGCGCCTGCGCCGGCCACGACCGGGGTGATCTTGATCACCTCCCTGCCGACCGGCTGGTTGATTTCGCTGAGCTCAAGGTCATTGTCATCAAGGCTGACCCGGTAGTGCTGCTCATTCATGTGCCGCTCAACTTGCGGGAAGTTGGCCACCAGAAAGCGCACCGCCTCACCAGCGCTGGCAACATCAGCACGAAATACACGCCGTTTCAGGAACCGCGCCAGCTGGCCGTAGACCCTGATCTCACGCATCAGCCCTGTTTGCCCATGCGTCCAGTCTGCCGACCCAGCCGGTGCACTTCTGCAGCCAGCCGCCGTACAGATCACGGCTGCTCAGGCGGTTCGGCCCCAGATGATGCAGCAGCATCTGATCGTCCAGGTAGACACCAATGTGGTTGAGGCCTGTGCCGCTGACACACATGAACACTGCATCACCAGGCTGCATGTCGTCCTCTGACACCTGCTGGAACCCTGCTTCGGTCCAGTGCCGCTGAAACAGCGGGTCAGCTTCGAACTCGGCGTAGGTGGTTGGTCGCTCCCAGTCGGGCAGCGTGAGGCCCTGCTCGGCGTAGTAATCCCGCGCCAGGCTCCAGCAGTCCTGCACACCCCAGACCCACTCACGGCCGATCAGCGGCGCCTGGTAGCCCGAGGGCTTGCAGCCGTCCCAGGCTTCCGTCTTGGGATTGACGATGAACCAGGGCAGCCCTCCCTTCTCGCACGCCACCAGATCAGCCTGGGATGGCGTTGGTGGGGTGACCGGGTGGGAATGGATCACCGCGGCGATCTCACCGGCATCTTCAGCGCTGGCATAGTCGACCGGATCCAGCACAAAGAAGAAGGTGCTGTCGCTGAGGTTGCGGCAGGGCCAGTAGCGCTCACGCCCTTTGACCACCACCACCAGGCCGCAGCTCTCGCGCGGGTCTTCAGCTTGGGCGTGCTCCAGGGCCGCCGCGCGGGTGGTGTCGTTCATCAGTAGTAGCTCGAGCCGACACCAGGAAATGACCCGAACGGCAAGGTGGCATTCGGGCCAAACCGTGCTTTGCAGCTGCTGACCCGCTTGCCGCACACGTCGTTAGCCAGTGTGGTGCTGACGTCGTTCTCGGTGAAGTAGCTGGTGCCGGTGTAGCTGCATTCAGCTGAGCGGTAGCCCCACTGGCAGATGTTGCTCAGGCATTGACGTTTCGGTGCGCGGACTGTGGCCAAGTCAAATGCCGCTGCCAGCTCGAACTCACCATAATCACGAGTCTCGACAGTTTTGCGATCGATGTAGAAGATTTCCCGTGGCCATTCTGAGGTGTTGTCTGGTGTGCCGTATGGGTTCACACCACCAGAAAAGTTGACGGCATCCAGGTAGCGAGCCATGGTGCGTATGCGACTGATTTTTGCACCTTCCAAACCGTACGGCAGGGTCAGCAGGATTGCCGTCATGGTGCCCAGGATGTTCGACACCCGGATCTTTGGCCTGGGTAGCTGGCCGCCTGAATACTCGAAACCATCAGCTTCGATCGGGTAGGCCTGGTAGGTGTTGCCGGCCCAGATGATGTTGCCATTGGTGCCGGTTGCGTTGGCGCCGGCGTGGTAGCGGTACAGGGTGCTCGAGCCGTGCACTGCCGTCGCCAGCTGCAGCTCAAACAGCTCGATGATGGCGCTTGGTGCCATCGATTGCAGCTCAGACGTTGGGGTCGTCATGCCTCAAACACCTCCTTGAATGTCGCCTGGATGGTGTTGAAGTTGCAGGAGCGCATGGTCACCTGCCACTCTTCGCAGACGAACTTGCCAGCAGCACCACGGGGTGGGGTCCAATCAAAGCTGCTGACGCCGCCATTGGTCTCGAAGAAGGTCGTGATCAGCAGGGCCTGGGCGTCAGTGCGTTCTGAGAAGACCAAGGTCCATTCCTTGGGGTCGGTGTTGAGCCCGAACCTGACCCGCTGCTCATAGCCATCACCAGCCTGGAACCTGCGCACCCGGGGCTTGCTGCTCTCGGTCGCTTCGAACGATGGGGTGTAGCTGAAGGTTGCCATGGATCAGCTCGCAAGTAAGCCGCCAGGCCGGCGCTGTTTCACCAGCTCATTCTGAACCGCCCCGGCGATCACTCGCGCCAGTGCGCCGCCCTGGCCGCTGTCTCCCTGCACGCTGGAGCCCTTGGCGTCGACGCTCACGTTGATGGTGGTGGAGCCGCCACCACCGGCGACACCGAGCTTGCCGTCCGCGCCACGACGCAGGGGCATGATTGCTTCGGGGCCGGCTTCGCCCATCAGGCCGATCCCTTTGGCGAAGGGGAACAAGGTGGGCCGGCTGACGATTCCACCCTGCGCGAATGGCTGGATGCCGTTGGCAGCGAAGACCATTCCGTTCGCGGCCATGGCTGGGTTGAACAAGTTGCCAATTGCGCCAGAGTCCTTGACCGGAGAGAAGATGTTCTTGAAAGCGCTGATGGCCTGGTCAATCACCAGCACTTTTAGCAGCTGCTTGGCGACGTCCTGCAGCACCGTCGACGCAATTGTCTGCAGGCTCTTGCCCCAGTTATCAGTGCCGGTGACGAGGAGGTCAAAGGTTTTGGTTAACCCTTGCCCAATCGAATCAAAGATGCCGCCATAGCGCTCGGCAAATTCATTGAGCTTTTGTTGCTTAAGTTCTAACTCATCCATGATTGGCAAGTATTCTTTTTTGATTTCAAGACTCTGGCGTTCTTTGTCAATGATCTTCTGCAAAGCCTCGATCTCAGCCGCGTACTTGTCAACGCCTTTGTTTCTTAACTCTGCCTGCTGCTTTTGGTACAAGATAATTGATTCCTCGCCATCGCTTAACTGCCTGGCCCGGCTGATCCTCTGCTCTGCTAGGCGAGTGCGCTCAAAGCCAAATGTTGACTGTCCCAATGATTTGGCTATGCCAGCTCGCAAGCCGTTAATTGCGCTCCCAGCCTGAGACACTTCAGCATTCTTCTCTCTGGCTGTTTCCAAGGTGGCGCGCTGGTCGGTGTACCGTAAGGCTATAAGCTCAAGCTCTATATTTCGCTTGCGAATGTTTTGGGCCTCTAGTAGTACGTCTACCTGCTTGTAGTAAATAGCCAAGGCTTGCTCGCCAACTCCTTTGAGCTCTGCGTCAGAGATTTCGGCCGCTCCCTTTGCCTGCAGGGATAAGCCCTCCAGCCTTGAGACCTCTTCTAGCCCTTTTAGTTTTGCTTCAAGGGCCTTTGCTTCTGTTAGGCCAAACACTGCAAGCGCTTGACTGCTTTGCAATGCTTGGATTTGTGCATCAACTAATTTGATTCCTTCTTGATCACGATTTTTCTGTAATTGCATTGCATCCGCGCGAGCTTTCTCTTGCGCTTGCCTGTTGATAGCATTTACCTGCGTGCGGTAGTCTGACTCCAGCTTCAAGATTGAAAGAGACTTTTCCTGACTGTTAAGCTTGCTTGCTGCAAATTCGCGCTCAATCCTGTTGTACTCAACAATCTTTTGTGACAGCGCAACCCTTAATTGATCAGTGCGCGAAAGCTCGATATTGGTTTTGAGTGTATTCTTGGCGGCCGTTTCTTGAGCTAGCGCTAGCGCTAGCTGATCTTTCAAGGCATCGGCGCCGCTGCCTTTAAGCAGGGCGTCGATAGTTGGGTCGTCAGTTTTTTTGTTTGACGTTAACCGCTCAGACACTGCCACAGACTCAGGGGTTGGCCTCCCAGTAATGGGGTCATAGGTGATGCCGGCAACGGTGTAGGGCTGTAGCCGTGTGGCAGGCAATGCACCTCCTTGGTATCTCCCCGCGGCTGGTCCTCCATCCTGCGCCTGCGCGCCTATTGCAACCTTTGACCAGTCAATCTTTTGCACTGTATCTAAGATGATTGTCAGAAACTCCAGCGTTCCGGTCAATGCGGGCAGCACTAGCCTGCCGAGCGTGGCAGAGAAGTCTTTCCATGCGTTATCGAATTGCTTTACGGGATCAACGGCCTTCTTTGCCGCATCTGCTGCCTGCGCTGTTTTGCTGTCCATATTCTCTAGGGACTTATTGTAGATCTTTAGCTGGTCATTCGTCAATGACACAACGGCTCTGAATCCATCAATGTCAGGAAAGATTTCCCCGAGTGCTGTTGTATTTCCCTTCGTTTTTAACATTACGTCTTCCAGGAAGCCGCCCAGACCCTTTGCTTGCAAAGCTGCTGCATTGAACTCAATCCCTAACGCTGCGGCTGCTCGCTTTGATTCGTCAGTTGGTTTTATGATGCTCTTTACTGCCTGGGTAAGGCCACTTATAGTCGTCCCAACTGGCGCTCCTTTTGCAGTTAGCGCGCTGATTGCAGCGTTCATCTCCTCAACGGACAGACCAGCAACGGCAAACGTCGGAGCCAGCTGCCCAATGCTCTGTGCATATTGATCAACAACAATCTTGCCGTCGTTTTGTGTCTGCACCATCTGGTCTACAACCTGAGTGACTTTGTCGGCACTCAGCCCGAAGCTGTTCATGATCGACGTAGCGCCATCAGCAACCGTCTTGATATCAGAGAATCCGCCGGTGGCGCCGTAGGTCGATGCCTTCAGGATTGCCAGGACATCGTCCGTCTTGCTGAATCCAGAGCTCAGGATTTCATAGGCAGCTGCACCGGCATCAGCGCTGTTTGACAGGTGGCCCTGCTCCGTCGTCAACTGCCGGATTTTCATCATCAGGTTTTCTGAGTCATCGCTCAGCGTCCTGATTCTCCTGATACTGGCTTCTTCGTCCAGCGCATTCCTGGTTGACGCAACTGCTAGGCCAGCTGTTACCATCACACCGCCGGCCAGCGCCATGCCCGCCGGCCCGCCCGCCATCAGGGGCCCAGTAGCACCACCTATGGCGCCTTCCACCCCACCGCCCATTACCAGCGCTCCCGCTCCCGCGCCCGCCATCTGGCGCCACCCTGCTGCAGGAGCTGCCCCACCCTGCCCAGCCGCTCCCATGCGGGCATTCAGCCTGTCGATGCCAGCCGTGTACAACTCGAACTTCCTCGAGCCAATCTCCACCTCCTGGCGGAGCTGCCGCAGCCGGGTGATCTGCTGCTGGATCGCGTTCAGGTTGTTGCCAACGATGCGTGGCGTGGCTTCCTGCACGGCATTGGCTGCCGCCATCTTGGCTTTCACGCCTTCGATCTGTACGCCAAGCCGGCTCCAGGCCTTGCTGCCGATTTCAACCCGGTCTCTCAGCTGCCCGAGCGCAGTCGCATACGCCTTCATTCCAACGATCGTGTTACCCGTCTCTCGCGCCTGTCGGTTGATCTGAATGTTGAGCTTGCCAAGATCCGCTGTGCTCAACTGTGCGGCCTGCGCCAGCCCCTGAAACCCACCAGAAAGTGCGCGAATATTGCTCGCACCTTGAACGTCGGCGCGGATCTTGAGTACTGCATCCATGTTCATCGCCATGGCTCAGCGCTCCTGTTTGGCGACGAAGGACAGCACAGCGTTTTCCATGATCTGCAGATCTTCCAGCAAGCTGCGGTGATCCGACTCCTCTGAGAACAGCCTAAGCACCCAGGCCACGGCGGAATAGTCCAGGCCGATCAGGCCATTCATGCCGACCCGCCATTGGGTCTGGACTTTCAGGAACATCTCCAGGCTGGCCCAGTTCTCTTCGAACACTTCGCAGTGCTCTGATACCGCTGGTGACTCAGGCAGCACCAGGCCCATCACCGCTGCGTCATCTGGCGTTTCATCAACAGCAACACCGCCGCCGGCCCAGTGCTCAGCGGCGGAAATCAGTTTTTTCGCTTGGCTCCCTGCAGGCTGCCGAAGTAGCTGGTGACGACAGCAGCAGTGACGGTGGGGACATCGAGCAGCTCGGCCTTGGCCTTCTCGGAGAACGGCACCTGCTCGCCGGTGTCATCGGTGATGCCAGTCCAGCCGATCAGGATCTCAATGGCGATCTCCTGGTCGGTGATCATGCCATCGGTTTCCTCGTCGCGCTGAATGGCGCTCAGGCGCTTCTGCACAGCTTCTTGGATCTCGACAATGCGGCTTTGGGGGAGCCGCTTCAGCTCGGCATCAAAGGTGTTCTTCTCATGCCGGCCACCATCGACAGGAACATCGAAGGAGACCGGCCAGGTGTAGGAGCTGGACTGCTTGAGAACAAAGGCCACAGGGTGGAGGCGTGGGGGTTGGTGGTGAACTGCTCAGGCTCAGGAGCCTAACTAGGTGTAGGCCAGCGAGAACTCGTTGTTGCCAGCGGTGGTCGGTACTGCCACAAATGGCACGTTCATCATCACAATCCCATCCTGCTCGGAGTAGGTGGGGGCGGTGATGTCCACCTGACCGGCGGTGAAGGTTACCCTGTTGCCGGCGGTGGTGCCATGCAAGACGGTGAGGTTGCCGCTGGTGTCTGTAGTAGCCAGGTTGAAGAAGTTCTTCGTGGCCATCGTTGGCGCTTCGATCATCACCGATCCAGCCGGCTTGCGATCCGTGATCAGCACTTCCTTGGTGCAGTTCACCAGCTCACGATAGACCGTTTCATTGCTCAGGTTGAACTCCAGGGATTGCAGGCAGAGCGCCGATGAGGAGAAGAAGCTGAACGCTGACGTATTGCCCTGCCTGAATACCAGGGGGGTGGCCTGTAGTGAATAGGTTGGTGTCAGCGCAGTGGCATCGGTTGGCTCGTTGTAGAGCGACGTCAGATCAAACTTCACCGTAGGAATCTGGCCCAGGATGCCGCTCAACGTGAAGGTGCCACGGCAGCCGACAAACTTGTGCAGTACGCCGTCAACGTTCACCCAGATGGTGCAAGACTTGATTGTCGTGCTGGCTGGGTTGTAGGTGACGGAAGTGCTTGCCACGACTGTCGGTGCCAGGGCGCAGCTTTGCAGTACCGCGTCGTACTTGGGAGCAGTGCCAGCTGTGCCAGAGCCAGCCAGCTCCACTTCAAACGACAGGGACGAAGACGTCTTGGCCAGGAGCTGTTCACTGTTGCCGTAATAGGCGCGAAGCAGATCCCTGCTGACAACCTCTGAGTTCAGCGGCGTGACGTCAAGATTGCGAACCAGCAAAGCCTCAGCTCCTGTCGGAGCTGAATCGGTTCCATAGGTGCCTTCGATTTTGACAATGATCAGGCGCCGGCGGCTAAGGAGTGCCATCAGTCAGTACCTCAGGTTCAGGGGATTGGGTTGGCACTGCTGCCGGCTCATCAATGCGCGAGCGTTGGCCAGTTATGGGATTGAGCAGGTAAGACCCGCCCTGACCCCAGAACTCGTCGCTGACGTAGCTCGGCTCAGCTGATGCTGCACCGGCTGGCTCGCTTGGCGTGGTGGTGCTGGCCTTAGCCATGTGCTGGGATTGGCTGAATCGAGCGTACCTAGATCGTGATGTCGTTCACCGCCGTGCGATACCGGATCACCCAGTCGCAGATCGCCACACCGGCGGTGGTGTCGGCGTCGGCCTGCTCCCAGGTGGTGCTGCTGGGGTAAACGCTCATGGTCAGGCTCTGGAGTGCCGCATCGGTCATCAGGCGCTGGTGGATGCCGAGCAGGATCGGATCGGCCAGTTGGTCAGGGATCGGCCCACGGGTGATCACGCCAATGCGAACGATCAGCCGCCAGTCCAACCGGCAGAACGACACACCACCCGTGCCTTCCGGGTCGATCGTGGTCTCGCTAGCTGGTTCGATCACCAGTGCCGGTGATTCGTTGCGACTGACCGCCTCGGCCCTGCTGCGCCAGATTCTGTAGCCCAGTCCAGTAATTCCAGCCACGGCGGCCTCAATGGCCAGGATGATCTGTTCGCGCTTGCTGCTCATGGAGTTGCCCAGGCTTCATTGATGTCTGGCGTGGCGGGGTTGTCAGCGATGAATGAGCCATCGGCTGCTCTGGCGCGGGTCAGTCCACCTTTGGCTTCGCCGGCGGCAATTGCGTCAGTCAAGGGCTGCCATGGCAAACCACTGGCTTTACTAGGAGCACGTTGCTCGTCCAGTTGGGACTGTAGCGCAGCTTCAATTCCCTGTACCTTTTCGTCACCGCCAAGCTTTTCTTTCACCCAGTCAATGACAATCTCGGGAGTGAGGGAAGCAAAAGGAATTGCGTTGCCCTCAGGGGCTTCAAGGCCGACGCTGCCATACGCACCAGCAGAGTAAGTGCCATCTTTGGCGTCTACGGTGTAGTGAGCGGCAAAAACAATGCCGTCAGCGGCATGGCGCTCAAGTTGAGCGATGTTCCAGAGAATGGTGGTCATGAAACGTTTTGTGGCGTGGACAGTGTAGACGATAAAAAGGAAAAGGAGTGCAGAAAAGAATCAGGCTTTTCCGGCTGCAATGGCATTTTGCAAGGGCGCTAGGTTTTCCGTGGTCCAATAGTCCTTAGCGACCATAATCTCAAGATGCTCAACATTACGGTTAATGCAATCTTGCTCCTCTTCAGTGAGAGAAGGCTTGGCCAGAAGGTTATTGATCAGATTCACGCTATCCATCGAAGCGGAATACTGACGGGCTGGATCGACGGTTGGAGTAAACATTGGTTTAATTGATTGGGGGTTTAAGCGCCTTTGAGGGCAGTAATTTCGTCCTGTAGTCCTTGAACCATTCCTGCAAGCTCTTGCACTGCATTGACAAGAACAGGCAGTAATGTACTGTAACCGGCTTCAAGCCGATCGGGATTCTCTTGGCTCACAAGGTTTGGGATGACAATGCCAGTTTCTTCTTGCACGGCAAGAAGCTCCTGCGCAATGAAGCCTGCGTCTTCGATGTCCACTTTGCCTCCATCGCGAGCGTCCCAAGTGAAGGATACTGGACGAAGTTTGGAGACGAAATCAAGGCCAGCACGAAGATTGGTGATTTCTTTTTTGTCTCGGGCATCAGACAATGAAGTGATGGTCGTCACTTGACAGCGCAATGTAGCAATGCCGTTATTGCCAAGAGTGATTACGTTGCTTGCAGTAGCAGATGTGCCTTGTGAATTATAACCAATAAAGGAATTATTTGTGCCCGTTGTATTAGTACTACCGGCAACGTTGCCAATGGCCGTATTAGTTGTTCCGCTTGTCGTGGCAACGAGTGCGCCGCCGCCAAATGCCGTGTTTTCAGTGCCAGTGGTGTTAACGAGAAGAGCTTGATAGCCAGTCGCCGTGTTAGCGTTACCAGTGGTGTTATCACGAAGGGCCAAGGCGCCAGTTGCTACGTTGCTGGCGCCAGTAGTGTTGGCAGTAAGGGCTTGGTAGCCAGTTGCTACGCTGTTGCTGGCGGTAGTATTGGCTGCTAGAGCTAAAGTGCCAGTCGCTGTGCTTTGAGTGCCAGTGGTATTGGCAAGAAGAGCTTGATAACCAGTTGCTACATTGCTATTGGCAGTGGTATTGGCGGCTAAGGCCTGATAGCCAGTCGCTGTGTTAGCGCCACCAGTGGAGTTAGCCGCTAAAGCAGAAAGTCCAGTTGCTGTATTTTGTCCTCCAGTGGTATTGGCAAGAAGGGCTTGGTAGCCAGTTGCTACATTGTTGGCGCCAGTGGTATTGGCGGTCAAGGCTTGGTAGCCAGTTGCTACATTGCTGATGGCGGTAGTATTGGCTGCTAGAGCTAAAGTGCCAGTTGCTACGTTTTGACTGCCAGTGGTGTTGGCGAGAAGGGCTTGGAAGCCAGTTGCTATGTTGTTATTGCCAGTGGTATTGGAGTAAAGGGCTTGGACGCCAATTGCTATGTTGTTGCCGCCACTGATGTTGGCTGCAAGAGCTAAAGTGCCAGTTGCTATGTTATTGCCGCCAGTGGTGTTGGCGAGAAGGGCTTGGAGGCCAGTTGCTACGTTATTGCCGCCAGTGGTGTTGGCGGCAAGGGCTGAAGTGCCAGTTGCTACGTTGTTGGCTCCAGTGGTGTTGGCGGCTAAAGTTCCATTTCCAACCACCGTATTGCTACTATTTGCACTATTGCCACGTCCCACTCTTACTCCATAAACAGTCAAGTCTCCCGTGGAAACTGTCACGGCTCCAGCAGCGCTAACCGTCATACGTGCGACGCCGCTAGTAGACACGCCCACGGAATTAGCCGAAGGCAAATAAATGCCATTAGCAGGAACAGTGGCGCTACTAGGAATTAACGCGGCAGCAGTACTATTGCCAGTAGTAATAATATTTTGGCTGCCAAAATCTGGGCTAATTTTAGTGCCAACAATAGCAGCAGCGCTATTAACATCTGCATTGACAATACTGTCATTCACAATGTTGACCGATGCTACGGTAACGGCACTAGGAAGCGCTCCGTTTGCAAGTTTAGAAAGATCAATGGCGGCAGAAGCGTTAATATCAGCATTGACGATGACGCCAGTTGCAATGGACGTGGCATTGCCGACTGAAGTGATGTCGCCAGTTAAGTTGGCATTGGTGGTAACAGTGGATGCATTGCCGGCTAATGCCGCCGTGATTGTTTCAGCAGAAAAATTGCCACTTCCATCACGAGCAACAATCGCCGAAGCTGTATTAGCACTAGCCGCAGTAGTGGCACTATTGCTTACTTTTCCTGCTGTCGAAATAGTCGCAAGTTTTGTGTCGACAATGGCGGCAGAAGCATTGATGTCAGCATTGACAATGGTTCCGTCAAGAATCATCGTGCTGGTGATGCTACCAGTGTCTCCAGTGGTGACAGCCGTGGCCGGAAGCCTTGCAGCTGGCAAGGTGCCAGCGCCCAGATCACTGGCGCTGCCGCTGGTGGCTACCGCAGCCAGGCCAGTGATGGTCGATGCGGCCTGGTTGTGCGCCGCTGGGGTGCGGGCGTCGCTGAGCCGGCTGTCGTTGCCCTTCACCACCTGCGTGGCGCTGGCATTCCCCGTGGCTGGTACATCCAGCGGTGATGCCGTGCCCAGGGTGGGCTTGCTGGTCAGGTCGGTATAGGCACCAGTGGTGGCCACCGTGGCCAGGCCGGTGATGGTGCTGGCGGCTTGGGTGTGGCTCGCAGCCGCCTTGCCGTCCAGGGCCGTCTGGGTGGCCGTGCTGACCGGCTTGTTGGCGTCGCTGGTGTTATTGACGTTGCCCAGCCCCACCGATGCGGCTGTGGCCAGGTTTGCTATTTCTTGGCTGCTGGCGTCCACTGTGACGCCGCTCTGGTCCATCGGCACGCGCTCGGTGCCGGCCAGCGTGCTGGCATTGGGTAGGCCTGAAATCGTGACATCAGCCATGGGTCAACCTACGCAGCAGCGGTGGCGAGATAACGGCCGTCCTGAGTCATCAGGCGCAGGCCGCTCAGTGTCGTGATGTTGTTGGCAGTCACGGCTGCCAGGGCCAGCGGCACCAAGCACCAGGTGCCATCGTCCAGCCGCATCGGCTCGTGGCGGACGGTGTAATTGGCCCCATCTACGGCGATGGTGCTGCCGTAGGTGAGGCTGCCAAAGTCGGCCGTGGTGCAGGTGAAGCCGTAGTCGATCGAGATGACCTCGCCGCCGAGCAGCATCTCGCTGTTCATCTTCAGGAATCCCCGGCCGGTGATAGCGCCAGCAGTTGCGCTGACGCTACCCAGGCGATCAAAGGCCACCCGATTAGCTGATGCCGAAAGGGTGGCCCAGCTCATCAGAACGAACCGTTGAGGCGGACGGTGCAGGTGGCGTCAGCATCGGCGCAGGTTGTAGCGAACACCCCGATCAGGGTATTGCTGGTGCTGACTGCGGTGATGTTCTTAGTGCTGGTGATCCAGTAGGCCTTGGCGCCCTGGGAGCCGCCGGTGCTGGCGCCGGTGGCCTTGGCCAAGGTGAACACGCCCTCGAGCGCGAAGGTGCCGACCTCGGCGTTGGCCAGGTCAGTGACAGCCACGCCGAAGGTGGCGCCAATCAAGGCACCACCGCCAGAGCTGACGGCATAGGGAGCAGCGAGGGCGAGCTTGTCGCCTTCTTGAATCGAGTTCTTCATGGGGTCACCTCAGGGTTGTTGGGGCGGGCCGGGGTCACCGGCCCAGGACTGGAGAAATCAGACGCCAGAGCTGCGATAGATGAAGCGGTAATCCTTCACGGCGCAGCCAAAATCGAAGCGGGCCAAGATGGTCAAGCCATCAGGATCGCGCTCAGGGACCGGGGTGATCGTGGGGCCAGGCTCATCAGCCAGGTAGCCATAGACCAGGCCATCCATCTTGCTGGGGCCAGCAGCGACGTACCACTGGGCGGCACTGCCATCGAGGCGAGGCTCGACGATCAGCTGCATGGCGCCCGCGTAGACATTGGGCCCCGCCTGTCCCGTCAGAGCGCTTGGCGCATAGCCGGTGGGGTAGAGGAACTGAAGCGCCGTGGCCTCCAGATCGCTAGGCACCACCAGGTAATCCGGGGTGACATTGACGGTCACGCCACCGATGTCGGTCTGCTTGCGCATGGCCTTCTTGGCGGCGTTCATGCCGGCGATGCCGATTACGCCGGTGCCGGTGTTGACGTGATCTGCGTGGAACAGGGCCTTGGAATCCACTGATACGGTGGCGTTGCCGCTGATCAATGCCCACACCAGATTTGACTCCAGGCGGCGGAAGCCACGGCCGAGATACTCGGGCACACGCTCCAGGGCGCTCAAGTCATCGTTGATGATGGCCTGGCGG